GGTAGGATTTTCTGTGTACGGGTTGGGGGGATGAATGCCGGGGCCACTGCCGAAGGACGCAATAGTGCGGCAGAGACGCAATCGCAGCTCTACGAGGGCGGTGCTGCCGGCTGAGCAGCGAGAACGCAAACGTGCCCCGCAACTGCCGCGGAATCAGGACTGGCACAAGCTGACGCGCGCATGGTGGCGAGATGTTTGGCGGTCGCCGATGGCGAGCGAGTACCTGCAGGTTGACCTCCATGGACTCTATATGCTTGCAGCGTTGTTGGACAGATTCTGGGAAGCGCCGTCGACGGCGCTCGCTGCCGAGATCAGGCTGCAGCGGCAATGCTTCGGGCTGACCCCCATCGACCGCAGGCGGTTGCAGTGGGAGCTGAAGCGTGCCGAGGCCGTCAGCCGAAAGCAGCCGCGGTCGATGGATCAGGATGAGAGCGATGTTGAGGATCCGCGTCGGGCATTTAGGCTGGTGAAGTAATGTTGGTTCTCGTGCCGGCGATCGAGGATGAACCGTGGCCAACGCTGGGCCCCCAGGTCTGCGATTTTATTGAGGACTATTTGGCCTTTGGACCGGGCGACCTGCGAGGAGAGCCGGCCAGACTCGACGCCGAAAAGCGGGCGCTGCTCTACCGGATGTACGAGGTATTCCCCCCAGGACATTCGCAGGCCGGCCGCCGGCGCTTTACTCGCGTGGCGATCTCTCTGCGCAAGGGATCGGCTAAGACAGAGTTTGCCGCCTGGATTGCGGCCTGCGAGCTACACCCGGCTGGCCCGGTGCGATGCGACGGATTCGATGCGAACGGACAGCCGGTTGGATGCGGCGTGACCGACCCGTACATTCCCATGGTGGCGTATACCGAGGAGCAAAGCGAGGAGCTGGCCTACGGCGCCCTGCGCGTGATCTTGGCCTACAGCACGTTAGCGGATGACTTTGATATCGGGATCGAAAGGATCATGCGGGTGGGCGGCGACGGCAAGGCGGTGGCTTTGGCGACAGCGCCAGATGCACGCGACGGCGCGCGCACAACTTTTCAGGTGTTCGATGAAACCCACCGACTCACGCTACCAAGGCTAAAGCAGGCGCATCGCACTATGCTGGCCAATACGCCCAAGCGCAAGATTGCCAATGCGTGGAGCCTAGAGATCACCACGGCTCCGTCTCCTGGAGAGGGCAGCGTGGCCGAGGATACGATGGACTATGCGCGCCAGGTAGCTGGCGGCAAGATACTCGATTCGCGGCTGTTCTTTTTCCACAGGCAGGCGGGGGATGAGCACGACCTGGCGACGCCCGAGGGCGTTCGCGCTGCGGTGATAGAGGCTTCTGGCCCGGTGGCGAGCTGGTCGGACATTGACGGCATTGTCGAGCAGTGGCGTGACCCGACGGCTGACCGCACCTATCTGGAGCGTGTGTGGCTCAACAGACTGGTGCAGTCATCGGAGCGCGCTTTTGACGCTGAGCGTTGGCGCTCCTTGGCCAAGCCCGACGAGAGCATTGCGGACGGCGAGCTGATCACGCTGGGATTCGATGGCGCCCGGTATCGCGACTCGACGGCTCTTGTTGGCACGCATGTGATGACTGGGCACCAGTGGCTCATCGGATTGTGGGAGCATCCACAGAACCGTCAGGAATGGGAGGTGCCGGCAGACGAGGTCAACGAGGCTGTCGCCGAGGCTTTTGCGCGGTGGGAGGTTTGGCGCCTATACGCTGACCCGCCCTATTGGGAGACCTATGTGGCGCAGTGGGCGGGGGAATTTGGCGAGAAGCGCGTCTTGGAATGGTGGACGAACCGACGGAAACAGATGGCCTATGCTATCCGCGCTTTTTCCAATGCGATGGCAGCCGGCGAGCTGAGCCACGATGGCAGCCCTGCTCTCAGCAGGCACATTGGCAATGCGTGCCGCAATGTTCTCAACATGCGCGATGATGAAGGCCGGAGGCTCTGGGTAATGCAGAAGGAACGATCCGATTCGCCACACAAGATCGACGCGGCCATGGCTGCCTGTCTAGCGTGGGAAGCACGCTGCGATGCGCTGGCCTCGGGGGTGGGGAAACGGAAACGGTCGGTCTATGAAGATCGCGGGCTGGTGGCGGTGTGAAAGGAAAAGTCGGCTCCATGCTGGTGCGATATCCCTGTCTGCGGCGGGTGATCGTCAACTGCAAAACCAGGAATGTCTTTCGCGGGGTATTGTGGCAGAGGCGTCGTGGGTATCTGATTCTGCGCCAAGCCATTCTATTGCGGCCGGACGGGGACAGGGTCACTGTCGACGGCGAGGTGATGATTGAACGGGATAACGTCGATTTCATCCAGGTGCTAGGGTAACAACTATGCCCGCGATTGTCCTGAGCCAGGGCGAGATAGTCAGCGCGAACGCCGGGTGGTCGTCGCCGGTCTCACACAGGCGGGTGCGCCTCTACGGGGACCACTATTACACCTACAGCCGCCTGTATCGCGAGCAGCCCAACGTGCGTACATGCGTCGACTTTTTGGCGCGTAACGTCGCCCAGCTGGGATTGCATGTCTTTCGGCGTATTGGCGAGACGGACCGTAAGCGGCTGCGCGATCACGGATTGGCGCGGGTCATCGAGCGGCCGAATCCATTCACGACGCGATACCGGCTCATCGAGAGCCTGATGAGCGATCTGGGTATCTACTGGAATGCCTACTGGCTCAAGATCCGAGCGCAAGACAGGACAGTTTTGGCGCGCGTGCCGCCAGAGCTCGTAACGGTGAAAGGCGGACTGGGGCCGGGGAGCTATACGATCGACCTGGGGGCCAGGCGACTGGTGTACGATCCGTCTGAGGTGGTGCACTTTCGCGGGTACAACCCGGATTCGCCGAGCGTCGGCTATTCGGCGCTGGAGACGCTGCGCCGGATTCTGGCGGAAGAGCTGGCGATGGGGCAATACCGCAAGGGCTATTGGGAGAACGCGGCGCGCATGTCGGGCCTCATCGAACGGCCAGCGGATGCAGCGGAGTGGAGCCCTACGGCGCGGGACCGTTTCATGGCGGAATTCGAGGCGCTCTATGCGGGCGAGGATAACAGCGGAAAGACGGCGGTGCTGGAAGAGGGCATGACGTGGAAACAAGCGTCCTTTTCAGCCCGAGACAGTGAGTACCTGGCCGGGCGCAAGCTGACACGCGAGGAATGCGCTCGAGCGTATCATATTCCACTGCCCATGGTGGGCATTCTCGATCATGCGACGTTCTCGAACATCAAAGAGCAGCATAAGAATCTCTATCAGGACTGTTTGGGGCCGTGGCTGAAAATGATCGAGGAGGAGGTTGAGCTGCAATTGCTGCCCGAGTTCGGGGACCAAGAGGGCGTCTATTGCGAGTTCAACATCCAGGAGAAGCTGGCCGGGTCGTTTGAGGAACAGATGCAGAGCCTGCAGACCGCCATTGGGCGGCCGTGGATGACAGCGAATGAGGGCCGCGCGCGAATGAACCTGACCAGGATGGATGGCGACGCCGATCAGCTGGTGACGCCGTTGAATGTGCTGGTGGGCGGCCAGGCCAGCCCCACGGATAGCGTAGCCAAGGCCAGCGCTGCGAACGGCGTGATGACCAAAACCCGCCGGGGCCAGATCGATCCGACGTTGCTGAGCTTGAGAGAGCGGCACATGGAGCAATGGCGCCGGGCACTGATTCGGACGTTTGAGCGGCAGCGCGACGCCGTGATGAGCGGGACGCCAAAAAAGGCTCCCTCGACCGGTACCCTGGACAAGGCCGCGGTGCTGGTGATCGAGGAGCTATGGGATGCTGAGCGCTGGAACGCCGAGCTACAGGCTGATTATTACCGGCTGAACCATGCTACGGCCACGGTGTGGGCCGAATACATGGGCGAGCAGATGGGGACGGAGATCGATGTGACGCGCATGGAGCCCTGGCTAGCGGAAAACGCGCGCGTCTCTGCAGAGAACATTAACGCGTACACGCAACGGCTGATCGTCAAGGCGTTGGCGGCCGAGGCGGTGCATGAGGCGGTTGCCCACGTGTTCGAGCTAGCGATCGGTGGAAGGTCACAGGAACTGGCGGTGCGCGCCGTGACCACGGCATCGGTATTCGGGTCCCAGACGGGCGCCAGACAAAGCGGGCTGCGGACCAAGACGTGGCAGGTAAACAGCGGGAACCCGCGCCCAGAGCACGCGCTGCTGGACGGGGAAACGGTGGACATTGATGAGACCTTTGGGAACGGAATGCTTTGGCCCGGGGATCCGGTCGGCGGCGCCGATAACAACGCTAACTGTCAGTGTTCGGTGACATTTGGGAGGTAGTGATGAGATACAAATCATGTCCGGCGCAGTTCAAGGCGATCGACGAGGCCCAGGGCATATTTGAGGCGTTGGTGGCCGTGTTCGATAACATTGACCGGTGTGGCGATCGCATCCACAAGGGAGCGTTCGCCAAGACGTTGACCAAATGGGCGGAATCAGGCGACCCGATCCCGGTGATCTATTCGCACAACTGGGACAATATCGATGCCCACATCGGCGAGGTGCTCGAGGCCACGGAAACGGCTGAGGGCCTACTGGTGCGCGGCCAGGTCGACCTCGAAGAGGATCCAGCGCGGCGCGTGTTCAAGCGGATGCAGCGGCGGACGCTGAAGGAATTCTCCTTTGCCTATGACGAGGTCGTATCCGAGCTAACCGATCAGGGCGACAAGGCAGAATGGCGCTACATCAATGAGCTGCGGGAGCTGGAGCTGTACGAGGTGGGGCCGACGCTAGTCGGCATGAACCCCGACACGCAATTGATCGCGGCCAAGAACGCGCTCAAGGCGGGCGCGACGGGATACACAGAGATCCAGCAGATACACGATCTGGCGATTGCGCTGGGCGCCAAGGCCTCTCCTGGGGGCACTGGGCCTGACGGCGGCGAGAGCGCCCCCGACAAAGACGAGGCCGGCGACGGTAAGTCGAGTGGCGAGGCAGGCATTCTGGCCGTGCGGATAGCGGCGGAAATGATCGACGAAGGATTCGTTGAGAGGTAATAGAGATGAGACTCAAAGAGTTGAAGGAGAAGCTGCAGGCGGCCTTGCTTGCAGCGCGAGCGTTGTGCGACGCGGCTGAGGAGGCCAAGCGGGACTTTTCCGTCGAGGAGCGGGAAAAGGTGGCGGGCTATCTGGCCGAGGCCAAGGATCTGAAGGATCAGATCAAACAGATCGAGGACGATGAGGCGTTGCGTAAGAGCATCGCCAGCATGGGCGAGGGGCTCGACCTGAACGATGGCACGCAGCAGACCGGACCGGCCGCGCAACCCGGACGGGGCAAGAGCCTTGGCGAGCAGTTTGTAGAGTCGGAAGCGATCGAGGCCTGGCTAAAGGGCTTTCCTGGTGGGCGCATCCCCGACTCGTCCAAGGGGCTGATGTCGCCGCTTGTCGCGTACAAGAACTTTTGGCCACAGAGGAAAACGCTGATCACGGGTGTGGACGACACCCAGGCCGGGGCGTTCATCACGACGGACTATACGGGGATCTATGAACCGCTGGGCCGGATGCCTCTGGTGTTGCGGGAGCTGATCGCCATGCGCCAGACGCAGAGCGACCTGGTGGAGTTTGTGCGGCAGACGGTACAGGTACAGCAAGCGGCGCCGGTGGCGGAAGCAAACGTGACCGACTATGCCGGAGCGACGGCGGAGATCTCTGGCGAAAAGCCGGAGGCGGCTGTTGGCTTTGAGAAGGTCCAGGCGGCAGTCAAAACGATCGCCGTGTGGATCCCGGCCACCAAGCGGGCGTTGAGCGACGCGTCCCAGATCCGGGGCATCATCGACCAGGAACTGAACGACGATCTGAACGAAGAATTCGAGGATCAGCTCATCAACGGAACTGGCGTGGGCGAGAACTTTACCGGACTGCTGAACACCGCCGGTATTCTGGCCCAGCTGTGGAATACGGACGTGTTCACAACCACGCGACAGGCCATCACCACACTGCGGACGACTGGGCGCACGACGCCCACTGCCTGGGTGATGAACCCGAGCGACTGGGAGACCATCGATCTGCTCAGGGATGACAACGGGCAGTTCTATTGGGGTGGGCCGCTGCGGCAGGGGCCAGGTACGCTATGGGGTTATCCCATCGTGCAGTCAGAACTCCAGACCCAGGGGACCGCCATTCTTGGCAACTGGAAGAAGGCGGTTGTGTGGGACCGCGAACAGTCGAGCATCCAGGTCAGCGATAGCCACTCGGATTTCTTTATTCGGAACATGGTGGCGTTTCTGGCCGAGATGCGGGCGGCGTTCGGTGTCATTCGTCCATCGGCCTTTATCGAAGTGGAGATGACCAGCGGGTCGTAATCGCGCCTGATACAGGCATGGAGGTAGTGCATGGCGCCGCGAGTCAACATTGTCTGTCGCAACTATAAGAGCGACCGGATCATCCCCAGGATGGCCCGGGCATTGGCCCGACGGTCCGGGGGGGATGCGCTGGACTGGTCGTTGACCGCGGCGCCGTCGTCAGATTGTGACGCCTATTTTCTGAGCGCCTATTTCGAGGGGCAGAGGCTGAGCCCTTGGCCCGAGGTGCCAGTGGCGGCCTATTTCACGCACCGCGAGGAGGAGCCCAAGGGGAACGCCAAGGCCAAGCTGTACGATCGGATGGCCCGCCGAGTGGACATGCGGGTCGCGACGTGCCGGCTCTATGCGGAGCCACTGAGCGCCTATGGGCCCACGCTGCAAGTGGCGGCGCCGCTCGAGCGCGACCATTTTGTGATCGGCAAGGGGGCAAAGCACAAGCGGCCCGTCGTCGGGTTCAGCGGCTATACCTATGCCAACAAACGCAAAGGCGAGGACCTGGCCGCGCAACTGATGCAGACGGCGCTGGGGGCCAAGGTGGAATGGACGGCGAGCGGCCGCGGATGGCCGGCGCCAACGAAACGGTACAGCTGGGCGAACATGCCGGGATTCTATCAGAGCCTGGACGTGCTGGTGGTGGTGAGCCGGGTGGAGGGCATTCCGATGCCACCGCTGGAGGCGCTGGCCTGTGGCGTAAAGATCGTCATCCCCAGCGGCGTGGGGATCCACGACGAACTGCCAGAGATCGAGGGCAT